ATTTAAGGTTCCAGCAAAAGTAATAAGATTTGTTTTACCCATTGTTTGAAGATAACTTTGTTCAATAGTTGTTAAATCTTGGGTGATTTTAAAAATTGCGTTTTGAAATGCACTTCTTTTATTTTTAACAAAATTAAAATAATTGTCTTGTACTGTTGAAATTAATCTTTTAGAGAAGTCTCTAATTGGTGCACTTATAAACTCTATAAATGGGTCATTATCATTTTTAATGTTTTTTTCAAATGCTCCAAAAATTTCATCAAATCTTTTTTCAACACCACTAGGTTTACCAAAAAGAACAACAGGGATTTCATTATCAACATTTAATTTACCCTGTGTGTACGAGCGTTGTAACATCCATTGTTGACGAACCGCATTATTATATTGACTAACGGTTTCTTTTGTTTTATTAACAACAGTAGTAAAATATGTTTGAGTATCTTTAACTACTTTATCCATAAATTCTGAATAATTTAATGTTCCCGTTTCACCACTAGCGGTAATATTATTACTAGTTATTTTTCCAACCGTTCCATTATTATCCTGACCGGCATTAGGTTCTGCCTGATTAACAGCAGGAGGTGCCGGCGGATTATTTAACGCTAAAAATTCTTTATCCAATACTTTTAATAATTCCTTATTTGAAGTAACATCAGACCTATCATCATATATTTCTGTATTTGCATAATAGTTAAATGTCAAAGCGTTTTGTAATTTATCTACAGATTCTTTTAATCCACTACCACCAACAAAATTGAACGCCATTGTTACATTGGCAATCATTGGTTGCACACCAATCCCTTCAGGATTAATATCCAATTGTTCATATGTTAATGCCAATGAAGTTGGGATAATTTTTGTATTATAAAAATCCCCAATTCTTAAAATTAATACCGGTGGAGCACCGAAAGCCGTGTTAATAGCGTTATTATATTCTAACACGGGTTTACTTTGAGGTGTATTTTGTTTTATTGTTGGTATAGTATTCCCAGGTCTCATACATTGTTGTAAAAATGTAAGTCTTGTATTCAACCCTTCCGGTGTTGTTGAGTGAAATGCTGGTTGGAAAAATTTCAACTTATCTTTAAGGTTATCATAAACCATTGGAGTTTCAGTCTTAATTGTTTCAAAATAATCACACTCCGATAATAAAGACCTTAAAACTCTTTTAGTTATATTATCGTATGGTCTTCTTTCTTGAGTAATTACTTCTTCTTTAACTGTTTTTGTCACAACATTACCAACCGTAACTTCTGTATATTGTGGTACAGGAGGTGATTTAGGTGCGTTTAATGTTGACTCAATTGCCGATATGTAAGCTCTCCTACAAGCCATCGCGGCTGTTGTAAAAATGTCTTTTGACCCTGCTTGTGTATCACCTCCAGGGGTATTAACATCACTATCGGTACAATTTACTGTCGTCCCTTGTTTAGTTAAATTGTCAGCGGTAAATGGACCTGTAGAACTATTTGCCATACGTGGCTGAGTGTTTTGAATATTTTCACCAAACGCTTTACCTTCTTTAATGATTAATCTTTTTTGTGTAACAAACGCAGCAACATTAGTATCTTCTTCAAAAAATTTCTTAAGTGATGATATTCTTCGTTTGGATAATTCAACATTATATGTTTGTGTCGCAGGTGCAGAACAACTCGAATCAATCATGACCGTAACAATCCCATCAGGATATTGTTTTAATTGTGTTGACAAATCAAGTGTCATCGCAGTTAAAACATCATAGTTTGGAGTAACAACAGTGTTAAAAAATTCTCCTAATTGAGCTCCATTAGTTTTTCCTGTGTATATCGTTACATTAGCAGGAGATGTATATCTAGTATATTCACTTGAATAATTTAAAACATTACTTGGTTTTGGGAAATCATTTCCAAAATAAGCACCTACATTAACATATTTTTTAAAATAATCTTTTGTATTACCACCACCTCCAACTTGAGAAATTGGGTCTGTACTTCCGTCAGGTGATTTATCTCCTGTTTGAATGGTACCTTTAGTATATTCTAATTCTTCCTTAGACACATCTTTTGAACTAATAATGTCTTGTAAATAAGATAGTTCTCCAGGAGGTATATTAGCATATTTTTTGGCAAGTTCATATAAATCGTATTTTCTACATCCCGCAAAGAATGAGTCCAAAATACTATTAACTCTAGTTTTATTTGTTTCGTTTGCTAATACTTTATTAACAATTACATTTAACACAGATGGGTGGTCAACAACTATTTTCCAAGTTAAACTACCAGTCCTTTGAGTACTTTTATATGTATAAACAGGTTCAGGTCTTCCTAAGAAATCACTTTGATTCCAATTTGTTGAAACTGATTCACTAAAAGTTAATCCATATGGTGGAAACCACATAACTCTACCACCGTTTGGACCTCTTTCACAAATTGCCAAATCGGAAACAGAATACCCAGGAGTGCTTGAGGTTCTCCACGCCAAGTTTTCTAAAGAAAACATATATTTTTTGGCGTAACCATTTACCCCACTACCTATTAAATTTGTAGAGTCTTGCCCACCTTCTTGTTTGTTTGGAGCTATATTAAGGTTGTATGTATTATCTAATACTGAATCTGCAAATCTTCTACCGTTAACTGTAATACCATCAACTTTTTGAAGGTCATTATATTGTAAGTAAGGTATATCTTTGGCAAATACTCTACAATATTCTGTACCTACCTCTTGTCCAATAGCACCTGTATATTTATAAACCATTGAACCTTTAGTCATTTCTTTATATCCATCATGAAAGACTTTACTTACTTGGTCAATAGCATTTCCAACATGTTGTAATCTTCTACCACCTTGAGGTTGACTATCAATAATTCTTTGTGTTTGGTCTAATATTGAACCTTGTTTAAATGTTCTTTCTGTAGACTCAGTTGAATTATATGATGAAGGTTTAAAGTCTTGGTCTTGGTTTATAATTTCACCACCAATACCAACTGTCTTACCAGCATTACCTTTGTATTTAGGTGATACCCATGTAAATCCACCCTCAATACCACCACCGTTACTATATGTTGGACCATTGGCTCCTAAACGAATTTCTTTACTTGGACCTTCATATAGTTGTGCTAACTCTGATGGACCATAAACAGGAGTTTGTTGTTCTTGTCCAAAAGCGTTAACAGGAACATCTCCACCTGGTGAGAATACTCTTGATGGGTCTGATGTTATACTACCAACATAGAAATTACTATTATTAGTTAAAGTACCTGTTAGTGCACCACCAATTCTATCAATAAGAGTTCTGTCGTAATTTGGTTTGTATTTGTTATAATCAATATTTTTAAACAATCTTGATTTTTGTCCTGCACCTGTATTGTTATAAAAAATTTGAGACCCTGTCTGTCCAGCACCAATTAACTTATTAAAGAAATTACCAACAGTACTTTGTCCAAAGGCCAATGATAATTGTTGTATTGTCGTTGGTTGACCAGGATTAACGGTAGGGTCAAAATAAGAACCTGGTATTGTAGATGTTGGTAAAATACTACCTCCTAATCTTAACGCAAAATTAGCCGCCGCTAAAATTGGGTTTGCATTTACCGTGATTGTGTAGTTTGGCTCCAATAATGGAACATTTCCTGATATAATGTTAACTAAATCAGAACCACTATTAATATTTAAAATATTGGCGCGACCTATTGTGTCTTGATAAATTTGTGCTGCAATCCTTTCTTCAAACTCACGTCTAAGTGTTTGAGCCCCTAAACGAGCAATAAAACTATCTTGACTTAACGAACCATTACTACCTGAAGGGTCAGGAGATAATAATATAGATAAAGGACTATAAAATGATGGTACAAATGTAGTTGGATAGGGTTGATTGTTATAGTTGTTTGTGGTTTGTGGTTTGTCTAATGAATTAAAAAATTCGGCACTATCAATTTGTGTTTGCGAACCATTTGAAAAAACATTAAGTGGTTTCCATTTTTGAGATTCGGGTAATGATTGGTCTACAATATGAGCATCTTGAAATCCATATTCGCCCTCATTTGATTTGGTATTCATTAATGCGTTTGGGTCAGGAACTTGTTCATAACCACCCTCATTACCGTATTGGTTAAGAGGATATAATTGATTTGCAAATGATGGGATATCAATTAATTGGTCAGGACTATCTTGTACAGATGTGTCTGATTGAATATATTCTGTATCAATTGGTTGCGTAGGTCGGTTAGGAGACTTAGCATAAGGTGTTAAGTTTCTAACAATAAGTTTCTTTCTGAAACCATCCGAATTAATATAATCTAAAGGACTTCCCATTAATTACTTTATTAATAAATAGATTGAGGGTTATTTTTTATCATTAAACCGTAACTTCTTTAGGTGATTTAGTTGGATTGCCGGGACGAGCATTATTATAGGATGTTTGTGCAAATGCTGTAGAGCGTAATGTACTTGTAATGGCTTTAGTTACTTGTTCCATTTGTGATGGGTTTAAATCTTTCGCACCATTTCCTGTAAAATTAACATTAACATTAACTGTACCATCATAAGTAACATTTTGACTTTTACTTCCAAAAGCGCCCTCCGTTGATGAGGATTCTTTTAAATCTTTTGTTTGTCTTCCTTCAATAAGTGAAGATATATTTTTATTACCGTAAACAGTATTTTTTTCTTTTGCTTTAGCAGCATTTTCTGTTTTGTCTAATTCGTTTAAAATTTTATTATAACCTTCTTGAACCATTTTGTCCAAACCTGTTTGATTAGGGTTTTTATCACGAGCTTCTTTTATTGATTTATTAAAACTAGATAATAATTTTGAATTAATGTTTTCCCCTTGTTCTCCCATCTTTTTAAGATAATCGCTAAGAGCGTCTGTTGGGGTTTTCTTACCCTCTTGGATATCTTTATACAGTGATTTCATATCACCTAACGCTGTTGTTAATTCTCCTCTAACTGCCTCAGGACTTGCAAAGTTTCGTGATGCTGCTCCTGTTAAATCAGTACTTCTTGACCTAGCAGATTCTGAAAGTCTTAATAAATCTTTTTGTGTTACAGCACCTCCAATAACCGCCGATTTAATCGCCTTTACATCAGACGAAATTATGTCAGAATAATTCATTTGTTTTCTGGCAATGTCTTCTAAAGTTTTTGGACCTGTTTTTTGTTGTTCAATTAATTTATCAAATTCAGGTTGTGTTAATTCTGCCAATTCTTTTTTGGTACCATCTTCTAAAGTCACTTTGTATTTACCATCTTGCATTGTCGCAATGTTAGCTAAATATTGTTTGTCTTCTTCACTTGCAATTGTAAGTCCCGCTGTTTTAATCGCTGATAATCTTTGGTCCAATTCCGCAGCCGCAAGACCCATTTTACTCATCTCTCTAGCACTAACACCTGTTTGAGTCTCCATTTCTTTTAAAGTTAATACACCCTGTGGGTTAATTTTAAAAGTTTTTGTTTTTTCATCAAAATAAGTAAATTGTTTGGCAACATCCGCCAAGCTATTTTGTAAACCTGATGGGTCATTAATTGACTGATTCATTAATGCAAATGGGTCGGCGAGAGCTCCTGCAGATATTCCCAATCTTTGGAATGCTGCTGCAGTTTCAATTGCACCTTCAGGAGTTAACACTTTTTCCGCTAATGCAAATGTTTGACCCATATCAAATCTTAACATTGACGCTTGGGCTGCCATTTTGGTTAAACCTTGAACACCACCTTCAAATTGGTAACGATTCATTTGACCCATGTTGTCTTGAACATCTTTCATTACCTGTTTGGTGTTACCACCAATACTTTGAATATAATTGATTGATTTTTCTAATTCTTCTGGTATTTGGGAAATACCAACTCCAATATCCATAAATTTTTCAGATAACTCCCCAACAGAAGTTCCTAAAATTTTCTGAGCCGCGTACATTTGCTCCACATCTTCTTTATTCGCAACAACATTTCTTCTTGAAGCGATAGCTATTTCACTAATAGTATCAGCAACGGCACCTAAATCCCCACCTAATCTAACAATTCCAGGTGAAGTGTCTGCAAGAGAAGTTTTTAATTCATTAATTCTTTCTCTTGTCTGTCCAAAAAGTTTGTTGATTTGTCCAGCGGTGGAACTAATTCTTTCGTATCCATACTCAAATTCTTTAGCTGAGAAATTTGTAGCATCTTTCATCTCATTTAAAAATCCGTCTTCTGTATTATCTGCCATATTATAATTGTATTAGTTATTTATAAATACAAAAGGACTGAGTTTTCAGTCCTTTTTATTATCTTCAATCCATTTATCTAGTAAATATTTCCTCATAAAAAGAGGCATTATTAAAAAATCTTGGTATCCTATGTGTAATAACGTAGTCAAATAGTAATATTCATCGAGCTGACTTTTCCTATAATCAGAAGAAAGGACGAAAAAAGTCAACCCCAAATCCTACATTAACTGTAAGTTTTTCTCCTGATGGGGTTGTAACTGTGCGTGTCATATCTAATCTTGGTTCATTATCATTCATAAATTTTCGTATGAATTTTGAATCCGCGATTGGCATCGACTCAATAAATTTTGCGATTTCGCCTTTATCGGTTATCCCGTTAACTTCAATAATTTCTTTTTGAAGTCTTAATGTAACTGTTGGTACAACTCTACCTGCAGGGTAAGTGTCTGCAATTCTTTGATTTTCCAAAATTTCACCATAAGTCATTGGTTTTAACTTAATAGTATTTTGTGATTTTGGTAAAGTGGTAATAAAAGTACCGTCCTCATTAGGTTGTTGTCCTTGACTGATTGATAGTTGGTCTAAAGCAACCGTAGTTTTAAAAGGTTTCCGAGTACCAGGGTCAGTAAGTGTTAACTCCATTTCAGGGCCAAAAGCCGTGTTTCGTAAAAAGATAAGTATTGCCTCAACATCACCTTCTAACATATCTTCAACACGTAAATCTGGTTCGTAAATTTTGGTTCTTAAAAGATTTTGAGTCATTCCGTCACCACCCGCCATTAATAAATTCTCATCATTAGCGGTTAAATAACCGACTTTGATAGATTTTTTCTTGTTTTTGTAAAAGACTCCCTGAGATGGTAATGGTACCACATCGTGGGGTAGCGTAAAATTCGCTTGTCCGTATTCTTTTGATTGATTATCCATATAAAAAATTAACCGTAAAGTTTATGTTCTTTACGGTTAAATATAATTAGTATTAATTTTTTATAAATAGAAAGACTATTCTATTACTATATCAGTAAACAAGTACACATCTATCCATACGAAGTGTCGCAGTGATTGTTGCTAACGCGTCTGTATTGTAAGCCAACGCATTGAAGTTTACATCTGTTAAGAATGTTCCGTAAAGAATCCATTTTTCAACAACAACTCCTGTTGGGTCTAACATTTCAAGGTCAATATCTTTTTTATAACCCGCAGCATATCCCATACGACCTGTTACAGACTCAGCATGTAAACGAACCCACTCCATAAGAGCTTGTGATGCAGAAGGACCAATTGGGTCTCTAAATGTTACATTAATTGTTTGCCAGTTGAATCTACCAGCAACATAAGTTGAAGTATTTAAGAACGGTATTTCCGTCGCTGCAATGGTAATGTGTGGTCTTGATGTAGACTCTACAAACCATTCATTAATCCCTAAACTTGATGGAAACCTTAAAATGAATCGGTTTTGTCTTTTCGGTTCATAAGGAATCGGCATTTTCATCAATAAATCAGCCATATTATTTAAATTAGTTTTTCTTTGTTTATTATCATAAATATATCCAAATGGAAAATATTTTTATTGACTTTCTGAAATTAAATTATTATCATTATATTCCAGACTAGTTTATTTAATTCTAGTTATTTTAACTAGTTTTTTTTCTTTATTTATTTAATACTAGTTTTTTATTACTAGTTAATATTCTTTTTTTATTCCTCCTGCAGTAGAATAAGTTTTAACAATGTTATCAGGCTTATCCTTAAAATGTTTTTTCATTACTTCCACATTTCTAATATCATCATCTGAAAATCCAATAGTAGGTTTTGATGGGACAAAATTATTATTAACATCGTCTTTAAAAAATGCTCTTTTATTTAAATTAGAAGATAATTCTCTAATGTACTCCACAAATTTGTCCATTGCACGAACTTTGGCTTCCTCAGGATTTGCAGCCCCTTCCACATCATTATAAGATACAGGATGGAATTTACACATATCTAAATAAGTTTTAATTAACTCATCATCATTCATCTCATCTTCACCAGCAAACGACCTATATTTTTTAAGATTCTTAAGAAGTTCTTCTTTATTAATCCCATTATAATCATTTATTATGTAGTTATAAACCGCCTGTTTTAAAGTGTTTGGTTTATGACCTCTCGCAGTGATTATAGAAAAAATTGACCCGTTATTAATCGCCTCTTTAAAATCATTAAATGCCGGACCTTCTTCAGCCCTCATCGCGTCAATTAAAAAATCTTTATCCCCCGGAGTTTGGAAATTTTTAAATGGTTCATCACCATAACCTACAATTGTCTCACCTTTATATTGAAATGGTGATTTACCTAATTGATGTCTATATTCCGCAAAATCATCAGTTGACATACCCACTTCGTCACCCCCTTCTGTTTTAACCATAATTTTGGTTGGCATATGAACAATATTATCGTCCCAATCAAACGCATAATATTTCATATCTGGGGAACCTTCTTCTTTAAATCCTTCTGTTAAATTCTTTTTCATTTGGCTAAGGGGGGATTGTTCCCCCCATTTTTTTTATTAAATATTCTCGAACGAAGCTCCTGTTGGAGTAATGAAGAATTCAATATCAATGAACTCTAACGCCTTCGTAGGTTTTAAATAGATTTTCCCTACTAATGTATTTCTATCTAAGTCTTCAGGTGTTGAAGAAACTGTTACACGGAAATCATATAAACCTCTGTCTCTTCTAATTGAGTCTAAGATTGGGTTAACACTATCTAAGAATTGTTGTCTAACGATTTGGTCGTTTTGTTCAAACAATAATCTTACTGCCACCGCTGAAATCAACTTACGAGCTTGAAGTAATAATCTTCTTACGTTCAATCTGTTAAGTGCTGAATCAGCAATTTGTAATGTTTTGTTACCCCAAATTACAGTACCTACATCCGCAAAAGTAGCAATTGGGTTAATTCTACCTTGGTAAAGTGTGTCTCTATCTTCTTGAGTCAATTTAACTCTTGCTTTGATTGAGTTTACAAGACCTCTTGTGTAACCCGCAGATGCGAACCAAGGGAACGCAATGTTATCAGTTAATGCCAAGTTTCTTACAACTTCACCTGTTGGTGGTAAATAGATTTGTGTGTTATTCACAGTATCTCTTACTAAAATCCATGGATAGTAAGTTGCAGTATAGTTAGAGTCAATTCCTGTATTATCTAAGTTATCAACCGCTTCTTGTGAGTAGATGATATCTAAAGAGTTAGTTCCATCTGGAGTGTACATTAAGTAATCAGGAGTTGTTGCGATATACACAGAGTCAGCTCTTGAATATTGTACCATATCAATAGTTTCTTCAACAAGGTTTGAGTTGTTAACATAATCAATACTTGAAGTTGCAAATATGTTAATATTTGTTGCCTCAGGATTTGAGAATGTTAAGATACCAAGTAAGTATGCATAATAATCAGTGTTTGCAAAATCTTGTGTGTTATTACTTACCACAATTCGTTTAAATAAACCTTGACCTGTTGCTGTTGGGTATCTTGTAGAAGACGATGCTCCTGCCAAGTAACCTGATGCTCCTAATTGGAATCTATCTTGGTTAGTTCTAAATTCTCTATAAACATCCCAACCATCAAATCCTCCCGCAAAACATAATGTATATTTTCTTGAGTAAATGAAGTAGTATGGGTTTTCTTGAGTTTCAGGGTCAAATCTAAAATCAGCTACACCACATTCAAAAGCAGTCGCCCCACTTGTTTGGTATGAGTTTGCAATTGTAACAACAGTTGCTCCTGAGTCCATGTGGAAACCTCTACTTAAGTAATTCCACGCTTGACCTGCGATAGGTAATGCTGAACTAACCCAGTTTGGTGGGTTTTGTTTACCTTTATAAGATAAAAATGCTTCATCAATACCAAATTGACTTGAGAATCCTAAGTAAGTTCTTCTAACAATATCACCTGCTGATTCAGTTGCATTTGCAGTTGTTCCAAATGGGGGGTTAAAAACAACCTCACCTGGATAATAATATTTAGTTTTGAATTTAGGTACTGGTGAAATATTTTCAGTTGATTCGTATTCTCTCTGAGTATAACCGTAGAATCCACAAGGAATTGCGTCTATAGGATATTCTTCCGCTAATTCAATCATAACGAATTTTGAAATTAATGCGTATTCCCCATTTGCACTACCAATTTTTTTCGCTACGAAATTGTTAGAACCTGCGTCCATATTACAATTAGTGAATTTCTCAATAACAACAGGATTTGCATCAGTATCAAAGAAGTTTCTAACAAGTACATCAAATGTCATGTTATTAAACGATAAGTTAGCTATTGAAATTTTTACCTCAACATTCGCTGCGTCTCCATCAGAGATTGAGATAAATTTAAATAATTTATAAACTTGATTACCTCTTAACTCAGAAACCAAAAATGGTGTTTCAGGTGATTGGTATTTTTCAACTTTATACGCGATTGATTGTGTGTTTTCACTTCTTGCATCTTCAAGAGCAACTAATTGAGGATTAATACCTTTAATATATCCTTGGTTATAAGCATAACTCAAAGAACTTGGATATAACTCTTCAACAAAGATTGGTACTTCATATCTTGATTTACCAAAATTATCTGTGCCTAAAACTTTAGTAATAAATTTAGATGATGCCGCTGATAATGAAGTTTCAAAAGAAAACGTATTACTATCATTAGTTATACCTGAAAGTAAAAACCCTTCATATGGTGAATTAGTGATTCCTGAATATTGTCCAGTACTAATTAAAGTAACATCAGTAAGTCCTGTCACTTCATATACAGGTCCATGTTGGTCAAGGTCTGCATTGTTAGAATATAATGAAATACCTCTTGAACGCAAAGTTCCAACAACCATATTATTATATTCACTATAAGCAGTTCCTGAAAAATTATATGACTCTCCTGTAATAGTTCCTGTATAAGTGATACCACCATCACTAGTACTTAATGATGATACATCATAATAAAATGAATAACCAGCATAATCGTTATTTACATTTGCATCATTAGTAAACGCTGCGTAATACCATGGGTCATTTGAGTCTGAACTTAAATCGTTAGTATCTAAATTATTTGTGTCTGAACCAAAAACATTTAATTGATTTGAATATTGACTAACAAGACTCCAATATTGGTCTGAAGGAATTGCACCATACATAGCAACGGTTGTTGCGGAATAAGAATTATTATCAATAATAAAACTTAAATTACTATTGAAATCTTCACCATATGTTGAAGTACTACCATCAGATAATCTGTAAAGAGTATTATAGTTATTACTTACTTGAGTTGGTAATGCTCCCCCAATAAATTGAATTGTACTTCCTGAAGAATATCCTGTGAATGTTGCCGAAAAAGCGGTTCCTCCTGTTGGTGAAATTATACCAATCGTTAACGGGTCAACATTGGCAGTAACTCTAATACTCCAAGATGGACCAGCGTCATATCCTGATAATCCTAATATTCTTGTTACAAACAATTGGTTAGATTGTTGTAAGTATGATTTGGCGATATACGCCGCTTCATATTTTGGTATTTGTGTGTTTACAAATTTTACAGGTTCAGTTCCTCCAAAATATGCTTGGAACTCGTCGTAGTTAGTTATAAATACAGGTTCGAATGCAGGTCCTTTTATTGTTTCCCCTACTAAACCTAAGGTAGTAACACCTACACTTTGTGCTACGAACGATAAGTCCGTTTCTGATGTGTAAACTCCAGGTGATACAAAAACTTTTTGATTTGCTTGTGCTGTTGCCATTATTTAATTAATTCTATTGCAGATTTATTTTATTGATAAATATTAGATACTAACACAAAAAACTTGACTTTTGAATATGTATTAGTAAACAGTAGGAATAAATTCTACCTTTTTTCTCACCACAAAAACTATGAAAGAAATCAAGAACATTAAAATAGACCCTAAAGTCCACGAAATACTAAAAAAGTATTGTGATAAACGAGGGTTTAAGATTTATAAATTTTTAGAAAATTTAATCGTTGAGACCTGTAAAGAGAAAAAAGATATCTACGGGGAAGATTAAACTAAGATATTATCAAACTTAATGTTTGATTCTAATAAGTTATTTTGTTTCACTACGGTGATTGATAATATATCGTTAGTAGTTATTTGAATTTTTTGTACATCAGTCCCATAATAGTCTCCATTAATATAAACATCATAAGAATTTACATTAGTTGAATTTGCCCAAGTTAAATTTGCAGTGTAAGCAACAACATCACTTAAAGTATCATTACCTACCATATAATAAAAATTAGATAAAAATTCATCAGGGTTTTCAGGAGATTTTTTTCTTCTCTTACCAAACGATGAAGTTTCAAGTTCTGTTAATAAAGCAACTCTCGCAATTGCCGGTTTAACTTCAAATTCATCTTCGTCAATTAAATAACCTAACATAGTAAAATCATAATTTTGAACATAATATTTTCTTGATTCAATACTCATTTGAGATTCATCAGAAATATTATTTAGTATGATTGGAACATATTGACCTTTTATAAATGTATAAGCCTGTCTTGATGAAAACTTTTGCATTATAACTTTGTTGAGTTCGTTTAACTCTCTCATTCGGTTACAAATAATTTTCACACTATAATTAATATCAACAGGAACAGGTTGTGGTATTGTGTAAATGTCCATACCTTGTTCATTACCATTCCAAGTTGGTACTGAGGCGTAATAGAATTGTTTTCTATTTGGGATTGTATATTGAAGTGCGGGATTAGTTCCAAATTTTACTTCAGGACTTCTAACTACGGTAATGAAAGGTGGTGAAGGGTTATAATCTAAATCAACAAATAATGCTGTCTCAACATATTGACTCCAATTCTGAGTTGTAATAATGATATCCACCATTGGTACAATTTTTCCTGCTGTGATAACTTGTAAATCATCTTTAACAAAATCTAACATTCCTCTATCTAAATCTGCATGTAAAACTGACTTAGGTAAATAAGTTCCATCTTCATTAATATATTCTAACAATTGTTCTCTACGAGCAGACAATGTCTTTTTAGGGACTAATGGTAGTGTTGGTATAACTTTTTTTGGTAATGGCATATTATTTTTTAACTACAAATAGTTTATTTTTTGAATTTATCATGTCAACTTCTTTTGCTTGATATACAGGTTCTTCAGTATTTTTATACACAAATGTGTTAAACTTGTATGGGTCATAGGTGACAATCATATCTGATGGTGGATTTGGAATATCATCACATGGATACTCACAATAATCAAGTAATGTACCAATAACAAAAGCATGAACATTTTTACTTTTTTCTTTTCTAACCCTATCCTTACCACCAGGTCTAACTCTAAATTCAACATCCCCTAACTTAACATAGTCTGAATGTAATATTACCTTACTATCGTATGTAACTGAAAAAGTATGTTTGTGTAAATTATAATACACCATAACTTTTTTACCTATAAAGATGGAATCAAATTGAGATTCGGTTACTAATATTTTCATATTTCATCTACCTTAACAAGGTTTTTTATCCTAAACCCAAATTTATTACTACACCAATTTAATAGAATTTTTTCCGTCTCGTCATAATCTAAACCAAACATATTTGTAATAAAACTCCAAACTTCATTAACAACATATAATCGTTTTGTTCTTAAATTATACATGAATTTAAACCTTCCATTTTTAGATAAATAAATTTCCCTAAATTCAGTACGATGATATCTTTCTAAATCACTATAGTTTTCATTTAACCAATTTTCAATAATCGAATTTAACCTATTTTCAGTTATTATGTATTTCATTATATCCCTCTAAATTCGTTTTCACTTACGTAAGTGGCCATAATACTTCTATAAAATGGTTTATAACCACCATAAGTATGTTTATTGTCTGACTTAACATATCCATCATCACTCACCACATAATATCTAATTCTATCTTCAGTTTCATTATATCCAATATAATCCCCTAGGAATATTTCAACACCTAACTCATCTAAAGTTTTTTGATAAATAGAAAACTTCATATTACCAGGTTCTTGTTGTTCCACTT